GGGATGCATGCGATGCCAAGTGAGAGCATCGACTGCGCCATATTTTCACCGCCGTTCGGTTCGTTATTCGTGTATTCAGACAGCGAGCGCGACCTTGGAAACGCTGGGGATGGCGAGACATTCCTTGCTCAATACCGCTTCTTTGCCGAGGCGCTGACCCGCGTCATGCGGCCGGGACGGATCGTCTGCGTCCATTGCACCGATCTGCCAATGCGCAAGGGCAAGCACGGCCATATCGGCCTGCATGACTTCTCCGGCGATCTGGTCAAGGCGCACACCGCTGCCGGTCTGGTCTATCACGGCCGGGCGACCATCTGGAAAGACCCCGTTGTGGAGATGCAGCGCACCAAGGCGCTGGGGCTGCTGTTCAAGCAGATCCGCAAAGACAGCGCCATGAACCGCGTCGGGATGCCGGACTACATGCTGTTCTTCCGCAAGGACGCGCCCAACCCGCGCCCCATCGAACATGCCGCTCCGGGCGACACCAAGACCGCCACGGCCATTGCGCGTGAGTGGTTCGACGATCTGCGGCGTGAGGGACTTTGCGCCGCAGTGCCGGACGATGACCTTCTGGCCGCGCTGGCAACGGAAGCCGAGTTCGACGTGATGCACTGGCAGCGCCTCGCCTCGCCGGTCTGGATGAATATTCAGCAAGGCAACGTGTTGCGCACGTTCCGCAAGGCCAAGGGGCCGAACGACGAAAAGCACGTCTGCCCGCTGCAACTTGACGTGATCCGCAAGTGCCTGCGCCTCTACACCCGGCCTGGCGATGTCGTCATGGACCCGTTTAACGGCATCGGCAGCACCGGATATGAGGCGGTCAAGGCGCGGCGCAAGTATCTCGGGTTCGAGTTGAAGCCGGAATATGCAGAGCAGGCAAACCTCAATCTCCAAGACGCTGCCAACCAGGGGGCCGACATGCTGTCGGCGCTGGGGCTGTGAGCCGCGTCCTGATCGCCTGCGAGGAGAGCGGCGTCATGCGCCGCGCTTTCGCCGCCTTGGGGCATGATGCGTGGTCCTGCGACCTGCAGCCATCCCGTGACGGCAGCAACCGGCACATCCGCGGCGACGTGCGGGACCATCTGGGAGACGGCTGGGATCTGCTGATAGTGGCTCATCCGCCCTGCACCCGGCTTTGCAATTCCGGCGTGCGCTGGCTGTCATCCCCGCCGCCAGGCCGGACATTGGCCGATATGTGGGCCGAGCTTGACGATGGCGCCGCGCTGTTCTCGGATTGCTGGAACGCCCCGGTGCCGCGGATCGCTGTCGAGAACCCTGTCATGCACAAGCACGCCAAGGAGCGGCTGCCGGCGGATCTTCCCAAGCCGCAGATCGTCCAGCCGTGGTGGTTCGGCGATCAGGCGTTCAAGGCGACGGGCTTCTACCTGCGCGGACTGCCGCCGCTGGTGGAGACCGACCGGCTCGCCCCTCCGAAGCCCGGCACAGATGACCACAAGCGATGGTCAGCCATCCACCGCGCCAGTCCGGGGCCGAACCGCAGTCGAGACCGCAGCGCAACGTTCCCCGGCATTGCCGCGGCCTGCGCATTGCAATGGGGTGGATATGCCCTCGAGGCAGTCGCCTAAAAAAGCCCCCGTCATCTCTGGCGGGGGCTTCTGCTTGTGGGGGTGGTCACCTGACGACGGTGACCGTCTTAGCCGCTCTGGTGATCGCGGTGTATAGCCATTTCGCTGCGTCCTCTCGGAACGTCTGGCTTTCGTCGTAGCAGATCACGTCGTCCCATTGAGAGCCTTGTGACTTGTGGCACGTCAGCGCATACCCGAAGTCGAATTGCTGCGTGCCCCGCAGCTGCTGCCACGGAATGTCCTCGGCGGCGCCGGTGAAAAACTCACGCCGGACCTTGCATTGCACAGGGGCGCGGCCGGGGAAGTCTTCGCTGTGCGCCCAGAATGATACGTGATTTGTGTCGCCGCGTTCAATCTCTCCGGCCTTGAACAGTCCCCCGTTGAATATCCCCAGAGGCTTGTCGTTGCGCAGGCACACTAGCTTGTCGCCTGTCTGAGGGGTTGCCCCAGAGAACCCGTGAACGCCGCGCAGCCGGGCGTTGTAGGCGCGTCTGGTGGCGTTCTTGCCGACAAGAACCTGATCGGCCATGGCTACTTCTTCTGGCGAAAGGACGCCTCGCGCCAGAACCCTGCTGCTGCCGTATTCGCCATAGTCCAGATCGCCGCCCTCTCGCACCGCAGTTGCCATGCGGATGATCGGGTTGTCTGCGGCTTGGCGGTGAATTTCGGTCAGCATGACATCAGGATCTGCGTTTATGAAATACCCCGCCCCCTTGACTGGCGGAAGCTGNGCCGGATCGCCAAGAACAAGGATCGGCCGGCCGTAGCGCATCAGGTCTGCGGCNAGNTCGGCGTCCACCATNGAGCACTCGTCAACGACGATCANCCCNGCATGAGCCGCNGCACTATCGGCGTCCCAGACNAACCGCACAGACCCGTCTGGTTGCTCCTTGACCTGATAAATCAGACCGTGGATCGTGCTGGCACCGTAGCACCCGCTNCGCTCCATCATCAGNGCNGCCTTGCCGGTGAACGCTGCGTAGACAACGNTTGCCCCAGTCAACTCGGCGAGGCGCTGCGTGATCGTGGTCTTGCCGGTGCCAGCATAGCCGAAGATGCGAAAGATCGGCTGAGACAGCCGACCTCGCTCCGACTTGCACCGCTTGAACCACGCTGCGGCGAGGTCTAGCCCCGCCGCCTGCTGTGGGGCTAGAGTGATCACATCGGGGCCTCATCCTTGGCCGCGTCAGCCTCAGCAGCCAGTTGCTTCAGCCGGTCGATGTTGGCCTGCGCCGTCACGCGGCACGACTTGCCCTCATCGCTAGACCACCACGCGCGGAAAGCCTCGGTGCCGTTGCGGGCTGCGGTCTCGGCGAGTTCAAGGGCGTTGGTGGGTTCGGTTGCCGCCGCAGTCACAACGAGCGGTTTGACCTTGAACGGCGCGCGCTGTTTCTGCGTCTGGGTCAGCATCATCACCATCTCCTTGTCGATGTCGCTGAGGTGGCTGATCCTGATGCCGCCCACTTCCATGCCGCCCCATTTCACTTTTGGGTCACAGTAGATGGTCATGGACTTGCCCGCATACTTGGACGCGTCTGGGCCGTAGGCGTGCACGAGCACACGCGCCATCGACTTGCATGGACGATACACCTTATCCATGCCGCGCAGTTTGATCGAAACTGGCTGATCGTCTCTCGGACTGATTGCCACGCTTTCAATCGTCACGGTCAGCGGCCCCGCCAGCAGCGAGTCCGCGTTGATCTGGTCCGACTTCGGAACGATGATCCCGCTCATGTCTGTGGTCATGTCGTCTCTCCCATATACATCTCCTGTTCCACGACCCGCTCCGTCGCCGGATACCCATGCGCCTTGACGTTATCGTGGAACGATTGCACCGCGTGCACCACGCGCGCCTCGAAGTCGGTCGCGGCGGATATGATCGCGGCCTGCATGACCGGATCCGGGAACACGCGCTGCACGAACATGGGCAGGCCACCGCTGTAGCTGATGAAGTCGACCCACGCGCAGCCGGTGATCAGCAGCCCGGTTTGCAGCTGCAGCACGTATTCATCCGGCACCGCGCCCTCGCAGATCGTCTGCACCTGGTATTTCTGGCGCCGGGACTTGCACTCGATCAGGCCATCATCGCCCACCAGTCCATCGGGGCTGTATCCCATCACGAACCCCAGCGCGTCTGACGTGATGAACCCGACTTCCCGCACCTCGGCCCGCGTCTCGGCGTATTTCTCCCGCGCAAGGATCTCGTCTTCATAGCCCCGCAGCATGTCGTCGCCGATGTATTGGGGTTCGGTGTACCGCGTGATCCGTTGGGCGGCCAACTCCCAGACGTGCTGCCTGGTCTTGTCGTTGTTGGCGATCTTGAGTGTCGGCGTCAGGATGTGCTTGACCTCGGAGGCGGTCAGGATGCCCATACGTGCCGCCAGCCATTCGTCGCTGCCTTGGATCAGGTCGGTGTGGTAGGTGATGGTCATTTTTCGTCTCTCCCGTTGTCGTTCAATGCCCTGTAGATGTGCCTATCAGGGTCTCCGCAGTGAGGGCAAAGCTTGTTGCCTGCGCGGTAGTAAAAGAACAGGCAATTCTTGCACAGGCATGTGTATGTATACTTCGCCATAGCGTCCTCACATGTTCACGGTGACGTGCGGAATGGCGCCGGTCATCAGTGCCTCCGCAATGGCTTCCGGCGTGGCGCGGCCAGACATGGTGCGCAGGGCATCCGCGATGTCGCCCGCGATCTTCGCCCGGTGCGCCTGATCCGCCTCGCGCTTGGCCCGCGCTGCGGCCTCTGCCTCACGTTCGGCTGCGATCCGGTCGC